GCTGTCGTTGGTAAGACAGAGACTTTAATTAAATTTCGATAACCACACTGAGTGGCGTTCGTCATAGTCATTAGCATAATATCGCGGCATTTCACGATGGAGCCTGCCTTTAGCAGACTGCTCCTGAAGCGCGTCATTTAGTGCTTTAAGTCCCTTTTCATAAGGTTCTCGTCCATGGTGGAAAAGTTCTTGCAGGTAATTTTCGTCGATGAGACTTTTCATCATCTCAACGGGAGGGTGTTTCTTGCGCTGCCAATTAATAATTCCTGCTATCGTATCCATTTCGATAGGCGCGCGTATTTTTGTTGTGTCTCCTGGTTCTGGTACCCACTTTCTTTTTAAGAAAGTAACCTCGTCGCTTAGCTTCCGATACTCATACTCATCTCCATCCTTTGTTTCTGGTGTTATGACAATATTATATTGTGCTAGCCAATCTCTCATAGTTATATAGGTTATTATGCCTTCTAACTCTGGAGCTATTGAAACTACGAAATCATCTCCATATACTAATATTTCTATAAGCATTAGTAGTTGATTTACTGAGTAATTCCTTCCGGCTGCATCTGTCAGTGCTTTGATGCACATCACTAGATACTGGACATTGACGCACGAGTTTAGGGGTGCTGTTACGGGTATTCCTGATGGTATTCCTTGGCTTTTCCGGTAAAGTAAATTCCGGCATACGACATACGTGTGAATGAATAAGTAAACTAATCCATACCGTACTTTTCTGCCAATGGGGTCGGGTTTTCCAGATTTTGTGTCGTATATATCTGAGATGACTTCCGCTGCGTTAAGCATACATTCGCCATCAGCTTGGCTGTCAAATGATTTGAAATCTGCTGCAATACAACGTCCTTTCCACTTATTCATTCGGCGATAGACTTGGGTCCAAGATGGTCCCGATGCGTCCACACCAATTGCTAGCGGTATCGTTGTGCAACATGCCACTGAAGCTGCCAAGAATGCTCCAAAATATCTCCGTGTCAATATGGTTATACTCATAGCCAATGTCATAAAAAGACGGACTTTTCCAATCCATACTTTCTCTAATGGTAAAGTTTCATCCTTCATAGACGACGAAGCAGGCGAGAAAACCTCACGGCCTTCTTTCAAATCTGTTTCAATTCGTTCGAGATCCTTCAACAGGTACTTACCACGGTTCGTAACTCCACCAACGCCAGTTGGTTTATGTTCTTCATCCCTGATTTCCCACTTTTGAAGTGCCTCTGGTATCAAATTACCTTCACTATCTTTAACCTTCCTCTTTACATACGCGTTTTTACCGCGGTGTCCATCAGAAAGTTTTTGATACTCGGTTCCGGGTGATGATTGCATATTCATAGGGTTCAAATACATGCCATCGCCATTAAGAGCCTTGTCTAGATCCATTACAGACCAATCATGGTACTCTATAGGCATAAGAGTGCTTTTCAAAGCTTCCTTGCCAAAATTTAGTAACTTCTTTGAGAAGGGTTCAGTCTTCTTAGTATACTTCATTTCAGCTAACTCCTGTGGCTCAACACCAGCCTCTCGTATCTTAGGATCCATATTTTTATTATATAGACTCAAAGGCGAGGGACAGTGCTTGTTTTCCATTACCTTGTTGTGCAATATGGTCGGTTCGAATGCTGTCTCATATTCGGGCTTGACTGCTAAGCGTTCGCTAACTATAGCGAATTTCTCATAGCCAACTACCTTCAAACGAGAATCGTCCTCGATCTTCACGGGATCCTCTGTTTCATTAAAGAAGTGAGGGAAGTCTTTAACAATGTCCTTAAAATCATAAGCTTGCGGTGCTGTTACAATCGGTGCTCCGCTTTCCATCAACGATATGTCCTTCTTCGTGATGGGGTAGAAAAATGAATTATCTACGTTATCTGATCCAGAAACATGCATTCCAACTATTGGTTTATCCAAAGCAGCGGATGTATCTAGTAGCAATCTGCCACATAATCCTTCGCCGCCTGATATACCTGTATCATAGCCATTAACTTCATATGCTTTTTCTCCTGTTGTAGCTGACAAAACAATAGATTTCTCCATAGTCGCGTGCCCATAGTGATAGGTCGCTTGTCTGCATAAATCATCAGGTAGAATACTAACTGTCGCGCAATTGAAGCCATTATAGCGTCGCCATCCTGAGTCATCTTCAGCAATCCATTCCACAATAGACTTATGTGCTTGAAATTTCGACGGGGATAGTCTGATCCAGGCAAAGTCCTTAGTCGGGTGCTTAACAAAGCTAGATAAAGTCAAACTCTCCTTACGGGAGTTGGACTCTTTAGCGAGGGACAAAACTAGTTCCATACTAGGCTCCTCACTTTCCCACTTTGATAAATAATGTTTCGGGAAAATTAAATCGTATCCTTTCACAATCATGGCGTTACCGCCCATTTGCTTTCCAGGACTTGTCAGTGTCATCCAGTACAAGTTTTTCTTGATTACTCCTTGCATCATATCGCGCGTGTTCTTGTTTGCGCAGCCTTCTGTCAATGTTATTACAGGTTTAATATTCTTTTGATGGGAATATTGTATGCTCTCCACAGTTGTTATTGTGGGTCTAGCTATATTAGTTCTTCCATCATAGTTCATTGCTTCCTGAGTTGTATTGACTGGTGAATTCCACCCTTTACAGAGTTTGTACACCGCTATGGCTGCCATTAGCGCTACTATTCCGCCTACTGCAATCTCGAGCCACTGTATACTATCATCAGAAATCCATTTCTTCTGTAACCACCACGAGTCAGTGATCTGTATTGCTACATTCCTTAACTTTGCATCATATTTAGCGAACCATGTCTTGCCCTCTTCGGGGAAATCATGTTGATCCGCAATCTGCTGACACCTTAATATATCCGACATATCCGTCTCAATTGAGAAGTGTCCGTCTTCAAGGAAAGGGTTAAAAGTGCTAGTATAGGAACATGAAGGCTCAGGGAAAATAACGTCCTTGCCTTGCTGCGTGGTGATAATAGCGTCCTGCTGAGTTTCTGGTGCTGTCATCCATTTTAAGTAAACTAAAAATAAGTGGTAATATTCATATGAGTCATGATCTAAATTCCAGTAATTGATATTTCCGCATTCCTGCGCAAAATCCATAACTGCTTGCTCGTCCTGTCTATCATAATCGTTCATTTCCACATTCTCATAAAATTCACTTGCGTCGGTGAAAAGTCTGTGAGTTCCATCATGATCTTCATAAGTGTAATCTAAAAATCTTGCTGGATCTAGTTCCACATGTAGTCGCAATTGGGGTAATCCCATGCCACTGTCAAAAGCTTGATAGCTCATGCCTAAGTGACGTAGTAAACGATCCCAAATATCGACTATACGTTCTTGTTCTTCAATCGGATTTATGGGAGCACAATCCAACACTGGCGGTGCTGGCGGTGCCCACATATCCCAATCTTGTTCAAGGGGTAAATCTAGATCTCTTATATCAAATGGTGGTAACTCTTTGCCTTGTGTCTTAGTCGTTTTGGTGTGTGTGTCATCTCGAGGTTCATCTTTCGGTGCTCCTCGTCTCCACGGAGTAACTGGTGCTCGTGATTTAGTATCTGGGTATTTACCTGCTCTAAATTGTTCTACTAATTTGCAATCCAGTTTAAGCTCATCCAATGTGGGTGTTGCTGTAGATCTCCACTTCTCCAATTCAACTTTAACCATAGCTATGACTTCATGTATCGTATAGGGTATGTGATCTATATAACCGTTGTCGTCAGGGCCATTGGGTACTGGTCTCATTCTGTAAAATCTCCAATTTTCTATTTTATATCCGTCTTCCGCGATCTTAACCTGCGTAAAGACTAAATTTCGTCTTCTCCAAATTGCTTCAGAGGATCTTAATGACTCAAATTTAGGGTACAAAACATTAGATGAAGAAATTATAACTTCGCTAACGAAAGCTCGTCCTTTTTCTGTCAGAGATGCCATCTCTGGATAGTAAGGCCCATTGCTAAACATTTGCAAAATTTTATGTTCTGGGGACTCAGTTCCCTTAGCGTCAGTGGTGCAATTGAAATCATCAATTACAACAACTGATTGTCCTTCATAGTTGTCCATAAATTTCTTTATAGGCATCCAATGATAAATGTTGTCCTGTTGAAAAGGTGAATTTTCAATAAAACCATGCTCAGTGACCTTCTTAGCTATCAAATTTGATGCCAAAGACTTGCCACAGCCAGGTGATCCGATAAAGCTCATGCCAAATGGTATAGCTCGATCTAGATCATCAGCTCTAAAATTGTTTCCGTTTATAAATGTTCTAAACTCCTTAATCTTACTAAGAATAATTTGTTTAGCTGTCGCTGAAACTTTAACATTGTCATTGAGCATAAGTCCTTCTATCTGATTCGCCATGTTCTTCAATTTGATTAGGTGTGATGTTCTCCTAATCTTCTTCATGTCGTCAAAACTCATTGTGGGGTCTACAAATGCATCAACCTGAGACACGTATTCCAATATATCTATATTGAAACGCTTAAATCGTGTCTCACATTGTTTCAATTGTCTTCTTCCTAGCAAATAGTTGAATAGTTTTTGAATCATATCAAAAACAGTTTCAACTATATGCCAGGCGGAAGTTACTCCACGTTCAAAATTCGAAATTGATCGTCCATTATCTGCCATTTTCTTCAATGTCTTCCAACCGTCTGGAAAGCTACTAGCTCCCAAGCCGACGATTAATCCAGAGAAAATAGTGGCGACTCCTGCACATAAAGCAGTTAAAGATGAGCCGTCTAATATCTCGTCAATTCCTTGTTGTCGTGTAATTCTTACTCCATCGGGCGTGTGCGTACTAACTTGCGTTGCGCTCTTTCCGAGTAAATAAGAATATGCTTGTGAGACGAATTCTCCAAATTTCTTTATCAAATCCGCCATATCAATCTTTATCAAGCCAAAAACATTATCTAATAATTGTAAAATCTCGATGATAATGCCTGTAATTGTGGGTGCTTGATCTACCCACTTCACTCCTACATAAATCAAATTTCTTAACATTTGATTCTTAAAATCTTCAGAAGTGATTCTTCTCTTTAACTCTACTAAATTGTGTGAGAGCTCCATCGTGTCCCATACGCCTGCTTGGCGCGTGACGAAACGATAAACTCCTTGGGTCTTTGGATAGTCTCCTGTGAGACCTAAAATTGCTTTGTTTGCTCCTAATAATAATGTCGATAGAATAGTCATGATAATCGCTTGTCGTAAACTGTTCTATTGTCACCATATATCGAAAGAAAATTTTAAATGGATAGATTTAACCTGCCAATCTCCATAGGGTTCTTATTTCACGTGAACTACCGTGGCTGCCTCTTTAAGAATTCGACGAATCTTTCCGCGCGCAGTCTATCATTCGTGCCTTTCGCATGCTGCTTTACCGCATGTCATGTTTGCTTTCTGCCGATAAGTGCTAATCCGGCCGTAATTTCCAAGGTTGTCTTCCTTATCTAAAATCTCTTAAATTAATGCATGTATGAATTCTCTATATGCTTACTAACTAGTCAAAACTATTGGGGCACACTGTCATGGTTCACAATGTGGATTACCTCAATCGTATACCCTCGGGCTATAACAAGAACGAATCTCTTCACTCCTCTGGGGACTAGCTTTTGGTGATCTCTTGACCAATCCATAAATTACGCTATTTTACTTCGTAATTTACTTCATGTTGTGTAAGTCTCAATCGTCGTCATATAAAGTTTCCAACAGCGTTTACATAGGTACTCGTAGAAGATAATTCTACCTTTCCCACATGTCTCACGCTAAATAAATTATTAATTTTAGAAATCTACTTAAATACTCTCTCTCTCATTAATTTTTGGGTTTTCTGGGGTTTTATGAAAATGTTAATATTAAAGATAATAAGTTTGGGGCGGGGCTACGGGTAGAGAATATGCCAAATCATCTCCACCTGCGGATAGTACATGTAAATCTACTACATAAGTTGAGCCATCTAATCTCATTGAAGAGGTATCAGAAGTTCTCAAATTAATAGTCAAATAACCTGTACCATAGCATTGGGGCGCCACTGGGACTTTAACGGTTGTGTTAGAAGCCACAGTAGCGGTCGAAAGTTGTGTGTAAATAGAATAATAGGGTAATTCTACCTCCAATGCTGCTTGTTGTGATAAATTAGTCCATTCCGTAGGATCTCCGGTTCCTTGTAAGAAACCATAGATCGAAGCTGGAACGGTTGCGCCATCTAAATAAACTGGTGAATAATTATATGTCGTGGACATTTGTAAATTACTAGTCCTCGAACAATATGGTAAAATTTTGTATCTAATAGATCCATGCCAGAACGCATATAGTGCCGAAATGCGTGCTAGAAAAGATTGGTATCGTAAATGCGAAACTGTAGCCGTGTCATCGAAAAGTTTATAAGGTGAATTAAAAATGGATTCTGATCCCTCATAATATCCTGTAGTAGGATTTAATGTCATGACTACTTCTATTGTATCCTTGATGGTGTATCTTCTTGTTAAATCTCTAACGTCTGTAATATGCTCTCCGTAAGCGTCTAGTCGTGAAACTGGACCGCCTGCTTTAAGTAAATAATTGGTGGGGTGAGTGTCGTTAGATCTGTTTGGTTGTGGTTCTAATCCTTGTGTTTGTGTAATGATTGGGGGGGCTGGGGGTATAGGATTTCCGATATCTTCGTAAAGATAACCGAAATCTCCTGTGGTGGGGGCTTCGAATTCCATATCAGGGCCGGCTCCGACAAATGTGTTGAATTCAACTGACTGTACAACGCTGGAAGGCGCCATAAGTTGGTTGACTACAACTATTGCTAGAGTTCCTGTCATGTAATTCTCAAGTTGGGTTGGTAATGTTGATCCCTCTGCTATTCTAAACCTCGCTGGTAACATCCACTTCATGTGGGTTCCAGATTGGAATGGAATAGTGAGCTGAGCCGTCTTACTTTCCGCTAAATCAAAATAATAAATTGGATTGTTGGTGAATAAGCTAAGGTCTAACGATGCTGGTGAAGCACCATATTTGCAATTAAGATCATCATTTGGAAAGAATATAAATCCTAACCGTCCGCTATGCATCTTAGATGAGACAAAATCCCATCTTAGATCAACCGATCCTCTCCAGAATGTGAAAAATGCTGCTAAATAACTAAGAAATGTATTTTCAAGTCCGTAATATGTATCTCCTCCTGCTGTTACGGTTTGTCCTTGTGGTGAGTACCACGGGGCAATTGGTATTACTCCGAGAACTGTGCCTGGAACTTGATCAGTTGTCCATGATGTTGTATCATGAAAACCTTTCATTTGAATCAGGTGTGATATTAAATGTTCTTCTCCGGGAGTTGTAGAAAACAAATCGTGCGTTAAATAACCGCCCTGGGGGGTGGCTCCTAAACGTACGCTGTTATCTACTCCTCTCATATGTGCGAGTGGTGCTGCTGGGTAAATACAATTGCTTAAGGTTGCGTCCATGTTGGCAGGTTTATCAAGATTAAAAACCTTGAATATACTGCCAACGGATTCTGCTCCCTTACCTATAGAACTAAATGCTCCTGAAAAGTTTTTAGTTTTAAAATTAGCGAAAGCGTCCATCGCGGCGTCTTTTACGCCGCCAATTCCTGATTTAACCTTGTTGAATTTATCTCCTATCATATCTAGACTCTGAGTGCTTGTCATAATAGGGGGTCGTTCTAAAGGTAAATCTCTCAAACTGGGGTAGGTTGATGAAATTGTACCGGTGGAAAATAGTACTGTGTGTGGTGCTATTGGTATGTGAAGTTCTAATTCTTTGCAAGACAATAGAATCTGTATGGTGGCTGAAGTTGATGCTCCGCCGCCGGAAGCTAACTGATTAAAAACTGTTACATTGATGCTTCCCATCGGTTGTAAACCGGAATCAGAATTGGTGTTAAAATAAGTCTTGTAATATTCAAATGGTACCTCTATCTCTCCTGAATTCGCTAAGGATGCGTCAAGAAAGACACTAGGCATCATTGATATTGATGTTAATGAAATAGACTTCTCAAAAGGAAATAGTCCAAGTTGGTTCAAAGGATTGTACCAACATAGAACTTTACCTTGATGAAAGGGGGTTGAATTAAGTTTAAAATGAATAACTAAAGTGGGCTTGAATGCCGAATAAGTTGTCAAAATGGTATCATGAAAATTCTTTAGTGTTGTGAAAATATCTGGTATGTTAAAGCCATATATTAATGTTCCTGGGGTCTGGGCTGTAGTCCAGGAGACCGAATTGACAATGACTGGAGTTTCCAAGATGTTTTTCGCCGTCACGTCTGCGACATTCATAACATAGTCATTCATTCTTGGGATATTATCCTGTGGGGTATCAACGTGTGCATTCTCTCTTGTAGTTGTGCGTTGTTCTTCCTCTATAACTTGTTGTGTGTCGTTAATGGTCAATTGTTGTTCTAAATCTGTAGTTGTGTGTTGTAAATCTGTCATTTTTATACCTTGTGCAAAGATGTGTGTTAATGTATTTTATAAAAGAAAAATTTGTGTATACATTTATTAGCTAATAATCATCATCTCTACCTATCTTTGGCCTCTAAATCGCCATAAAAAGAATTATGTGTAAATTGGCCCAAGTGATAAGCCTTGGCCTTCTCAAGCTGTGTCTGTGTCCTAATCGTGTGTTCTAAAATCTAAAATCGTGTTAGTGTTGCTCTAAAAGCGGGGGGGTATCTGTGGGTGTAAATTTGAATTGTTATTTACCACACAATTATAGTATACAATATAAACATTCTAAAATGAACCAATAAAGGTTCCTAATTGAACATAAATATTATACAAAATAATCATGAGCTACTAGCCAACAA